TATTGGTTTGCCCAAAACTCAGGAGGGTGTCCCCCATAATTTGTAGTTGCTATTTCTACAATCCCAAGTTCAGGTAATCCACTGGGCGTTAGTTTATCTACCATTTTTTAGGCTCTGGAGTTTTAAGATGGCCATCGTTCCTATCTATTAGTACAGGTTCTGGGTCTTTTTGTTCTTCTTGGGCTAATTCACTAACATTTACAGCTAACATAGTCCCTTGGCCATCAGACAAGACAACTTTAGGATCGTCCAAACGATGGTATCCATAAAGTTTTTCTTCAGCAGGAACGTCTGTATCTAGCAATCCACTAGTTTTTGCTACTTCAATCTTGGTTCCCATTACCATTCCTTTTGAAAGCCAAAATTCAACGCAAGCTCTGCCAGATTCTGCAAAATGCAAATTGCCTCTATAGCTAAAATCTATTCCAAACATTTTAATTGTTCCTACTTTGTTCCACAAAGCAAAAGCAATTGCGTAAGCAACTGTATTGTTTAAATAATGACAATTAAAAGCTTCTAAAACTTCATTTAAAGGATATTCAACAAGATTACTACACCTATCATCTAATTCGCATGTATAGATAGGCTTATCATCATTTAACAAAACATCTATCATGCCACTTGTTTGTCCACCAGCGTCATCTGAGTCTAGAAACCTACTAACTGGGTCCATCATAAAAGTTCTGTCGTGAAATATTACAGATCCGACTGCATTAATAGCCCATACTTCGTCAAAATGTGCTCCATGAGATTTGGCTAAATTATAATCATGCCAACTTTTGCCAAGCCCAACAATAGCTATACTCTTGCCTTGCAATTCTTTAATTGGTTTCATAACCTCTCCTTAAAATTTAACTAACTTGCGTTCTTAACGAATCATATCTATATTCGTCTTTTCTTCCTCTAGCTTCTGCTAGATTTTTTAACCTTGAAACTTCTTGGCTAAACCTATTTTCATATAAAGCAAGAATATCTGGTTCTCCTTTCATAAAAGTGTAGGCTTCAACTAAACTGCCGTAAATTAAAGCATTTTTTGCATTATCAGATAACCAAGTCCCTGTTGTTGATGATGTAAGACTTGTTGGTGCGTATAAATAATGCAATTCAACTGTATAGTCTGCATCTGGAACAGGAGAAACTATTAAAGTAGATCCATTGTCTGCTGCCGTAGAAAGTTCTTTATCAAAATCTGCATAATACAAAGGTTTACCTCTTTCAGAGGTAGCAACTGCATCATTAGAATATTCACGCATAAAACTAGCATGTTTTTTATCTAAATAATGATAATCATAGCTACTATCAATAATAGCTAAAGAAAAACTCATTTTAAAATCAGACGGAGCTGTTAAATAAGTGTTTCCAGTTGTTAAATTACCAGTTACATTTTTTCTAAAATAATCAAATTGAATTAATTCAAAAATTCTATCTTCAGCTATTTGTATCATATCGTCTAACGTAGCAACAAAAGTTGTTTCGTCGTTTTCAACGTAATTTTGAATAATTGTTTTTAATTCTGATAATGTCATATTAAGTGTTTATCTGTCCACCCATACCTGAGTGATTAGTACAGTAATAATAAAGCGTAGGCGCTCCAACTGCAACTTCTATTTGAGTGTAAGCTCCAGAAGATCCAGGAGTGCCATTGGTAGTAACTCCAGTTGTATATTCTGATCCACCACCATGCGTACCATTAGATGTTGTGGAAAGTCTAAGTGGGTGGTTACTATTACTACTATCTGCCTGATCAAATTTATATGTTTGCCCTTCAGTAAAGTTTAAAGTTGCTGCTCTAGAACCATCTATATAAAAATAATTTGCTCCATAATAACTAGCAACTGTTACTGTATAAGTTGTTGGACTTGGGCTTGGGCTAGGACTTGGGCTAGGACTTGGGCTAGGACTTGGGCTAGGACTTGGGCTAGGAGAAGGCGTAGGTGTTGCAGAAGGATCATACCCAAATAAATAACCAACTGAGCCTGTCATTTCATCTACTGAAAAATTTTGACCAATAATTGAAGGATTCATATTATTGCCTTTAAAAATATTAGAATCTTTAACAAATACAAAACCCTCACCTATTCCCTCGTCCGTACTTGGCCTTGGATTATATAATGCTTCTGGATCTGATGGTGCCCTACTTGGCTCTAATTGTGGGTGTTTGGGCTCAAAACATGTGTGGCATGTCTTTAAACCATTCCATTCTTTTTTTAAATCTAAAAGTTTGTATTTAAAACCGCATCTATCACAAAGAGCATTTGCAAATTTACCACTTGCGTAAGCCATTTTATGATCCAGCTATAAATGGTCTGATTCTAAAAGATGCTCTATCTTCGTCTTGGTCAGAAGCTCTTCTAAATTCTTCTTCGTAAATTGCTTTTAATTGTTGTGTAAATTGAGGAGCTTTTTTAAGAGAAAGATAGTAAGCCAATCCAGCTGCGAAACAAGGATAAAATCTAAAAGGCATATCCATTGTATTTGTTGCTTTATCTGCATCATCCATTCTTACAATTTTATTAAATACTAAAACATCAGTAGAATTTTCTGGAGATGGCCATATCTTTATAACAGGCGCATTTAATTTATCAAAGAAAAATTGAGAAGGTCTTGCTTTTGTATTTTTGTTTGGAATGTTTATGTATTGACTTCTGCTTAAACGATCTATTGAGATATCTGTTTGAGTAGAATTAACAGTTCGCCTAACAACCATATCTAATATGTCAATTACATTAGAATTTAAAGAATACTCGTTAGTTCCTTCTGTTAAAGCTTGAGTTGTTTGCTCTATTGTCCATTGATTTAAGCCACGATTAGCCCATTCAGCTAACATAATATTAATAGATCTCTTAGCTGTTTTTAGATCATAACCAGTTCTAAGTTCCAATCCACATCTTTCAAATGCTTCTTCTATAAACTCAGCTACATTAGGTTCAAAATCTGTACTACTTGATGTTGTCATTATTTTTTCTTTCTGCTAACTACTTTTTTCTTTTTTACGCCAGAATATGACTTTTGATCTCTATTAATTTTTTCTAATTTTTTAGCTTGAGAAGCATGTAGCTTACTTGCTTTTTTTAGTCCTTTTATGATTTCATTCAAGTCTTTGGTGTAGTGCATACTAATCCTCGTCATATAAATTATTAAAAGTTATTCTTGGATCTAAATAACTTTCATGTTCTTCTGCTGAATGAGTCCATTGTGACGGAATAAAATCTGGAGCACCTTCACCTGTTCTCCAAAGAGCAGGACTTGTTGCCCTTACTCTGTTATTCGGTAAAGCCACAATATTACCAGTCCATTCACCAGCGTCTGTTAAATATACCACATGTGATTGTTTATGTTGAGCAGGATCGTCTGCAATTTCATTATTAGTGTAATCTACTGTAAATAAATATTTGCCAGTATAAAACTCACCATTAATTTTACATTTCCAAGGACTTGAACTAACTCTATCCATTACAACAATAGAATGATCTCTTGATTCACAATCCCAAGGTTGGGCTAAATGATCTTCCATAGGTATAGGTGGTGTTTCTAGAGGCATGTCAGCAACAAGAGCTTGTATTGGCATCCTTGCCCACATAGCTCCACCGTGTATATTGCCTTCCGTCCAATTATCATCATCAATCTCACACCCTGTAAAAACTACTTGGAATGATAAAGATCTATCGGGTATTGTGTTGACTGCAATTGCCATAGCATGAATAAACTCGCCATGATATTGCGTGTGGTTGCAAGTAAATTCTCTCCTTACCCAGCATTTAAAATGCGGGATATTACTAATTAAGTGAGGCACTAATTATTTTTTCTTCTGTACTAAGCTTGCTTTGGAACGGCCTTTGACCATTTTTCCTTTGGCATAACCTTTAACACCCATTCCTTTAGAAAAGCCTTTAGTTTTTTTAACACCTTTAGGTTTTTTAACGCTAAGACCTTTTGAATACCCTTTAGTTTTTTTAAACATTATTTTTCCTCTTGTTTAGATTTATTTTTTATTCTTTTTAGGAAATCCCGCTTTCATATTTTTATATGCTTTGGGAGAGATAGTAGAGTTAGCTTTTGACCTACTAGTTCCTTTCTTTTTTCTAGCGTTTATATTCGCCCATAATCCTTTTTT